TACAAGAACTCCGGCATCGGCCGCGAGAACCACAAGATGATGCTGTCGCACTACCAGAACACGAAGAACCTTCTCGTGTCCTACAGCCCCAACGCGCTCGGATTCTTCTAAACCGATGGACACCAGCAGCGGTATGCCGTCCGCTCACCTCCCAGCCCCCGCTCCGGGTTTGGGGTCACCTGAGGAAACTCACCCGGTGGTCCCAGACGCGGGCGGGGGTGACGGCGCGGCTGTTCGCCAGGGCGCCACGGGTGAGCCGGGTGAGCCGGGTGCTGCTGGCGACACGGCATACGCGCGCATTGCGGTGACCGGTGAGGCGGCGGCTCTCCTGCGCCGCCTCACCGACCGGCACGGGCCACTGATGTTCCACCAGTCCGGTGGCTGCTGCGACGGGTCGTCACCGATGTGTTATCCCGACGGCGACCTCATCATCGGCGACTCGGACGTCTACCTCGGCGACCTTGACGTCGGGCTCGAGCGGGCGGTGCCGATGTGGATGTCGGTGCCACAGTTCGAATACTGGAAGCACACCCACCTCACCATCGACGTCGTGCCGGGCCGCGGGTCCGGGTTCTCGGTGGAGGCGCCCGAAGGGGTCCGCTTCATCATCCGGTCCCGGCTGCTGACCGACGCCGAATTGGAGGCCTTCGGACTCGCCTAGTGAATGGCACGGCTGGGCGGCGGGGCGGCTGGCACCGTCACCACAGCGCGCACGCCGGGGGCGGCATCCGCAAGTCGGATGTCGCCTCCGTTGCGTCGAATGAGTTCGCGCGCGATCGCCAGGCCCAGCCCAGAGCCGCCTTCGTCGCGAGCCCGCGCGTCGTCTAGGCGCGCAAAGCGGTCAAAGACCCGCTCGCGATCCTCCTCTGGTATGCCGTGTCCATCGTCCGAGACCACGATCTCGACCAGCGGTTGCTCGGCTGGGTCTAACGGCACGGGGTATGCCGTGAGCCGCACCTCTGTGCGCGCATGCCGCACCCCGTTGTCGACGAGATTCGTCACTGCCCGAAGCAAATCCCCACGCGGCAGGTATGCCGTGACCCTTTCGTCGGTTGGCTCTGCGCCCACCGCGATCTGGTTGGGCTCGCCCTTAGGGCGGACCCTGATGAAGGCCGGGACCTCGTCCTCGGCTGGCTCTACGCCCACCGCGATCTTGTGGGGCTCGACCTTGGGGCGGACCCTGATGAAGGCCGGGACCTCGTCCTCGGATGTGTCTCTGCCCGCTGAGGCGAGGGTGACGGGGACTCGCGCCCCGGCATACCGAGTCGTGAGGTCGTGGAGGAAGGCGGGCACCTCGATGAGGTCCGGCGATTCGGGAGGTGCGTCGCTGGGTCCCGCCGGTGCTGCGTCACTTCGGCGTCGGGGTCGACTACGGCACTACCAATGCATCCGTGGGGATTCTGCTAGGTTTGTCCGCCGAGCCGAAGCCGCGCCTAGTCCTGCTCGATGAGTGGCGCTACGACCCCGCGACGGTCCAATCCCGGCTCACGGACGCCCAAATATCCGCAGGGTTGCGGGAGTGGGTGGGCGGCATGAAGAGCCCGCGCGTCGAGTGGGTGTTTGTTGACCCGGCCGCTGCCTCGTTGAAGGTGCAACTCCATGCTGATGGAGTGCGGAACGTTGTTAACGCCGAGAACGACGTCTCGTACGGCATCCGAACCGTCGCGTCGCTCTTGGGCACTAAGTCACTCGTGGTGTCCGATGCGTGCCCCGGCTTTATCACGGAAGTGACTGGGTATTCGTGGGATCCGAAGGCCACGGCGTCAGGACAAGACAAGCCGCTGAAGGTAGCGGACCACTCGCTCGACGCGGCACGGTACGTCGTCGCATCCACCGAAACGCTCTGGCGGCCTCTGCTGCCGGCGCTCGCAGCCTGAGAAGGGGGAGGAGCATGCCGCTTCCTGACAACGGCACCCCGTGGCCCCCGAAGGACCTCACCGACATTCACGCCAAGATGGCCGAGTTCGGCATCTGGTGGGCTGGTGACACCGACAGGCTCGAAGCGACGTATGCGCGGAGTGTGAACCACGTCCGGCCGTCCCAGCTTTCTGGCGGCGTCATCGGCGCCGTCGCCCGGTTCTGGTGGGGACGCCCCGCCGCTTCCGGTCAGGCCGCGTCACGCAAGCTGCACATCCCGGTCGCTGCCGACCTGTGTCAAGCGTCCGCTGACCTGCTGTTCTCTGAGACTCCCGCGATCACCGTTGAGGATGAAGTCACCCAAGCCCGGATCGTCGAACTCTTCGATGACCACGCGCTGTCAACGCTGGCCAGCGCCGCGGAGACGGGTGCTGCTCTAGGAGACTGGTATCTCACCGTCGCGTGGGACAAGCGCGCCGTCCCTGACCGGCCGTTCCTGGTCGCGGTCGACGCTGACGCGGTATGGCCGGAGTTCGCGTTCGGTCGGCTCGCTGCTGCGACCGTGTGGCACATCGTCAAAGCCGATGGGCAGCAAATCTGGCGGCACCTTGAGCGCCACGAACTCGACCAATCCGGGAACGGCGTTGTCCTGCACGGGCTCTATCTCGGCACGACGTCGAACCTCGGCGTCGCTGTGCCACTGTCTGACTCCCCAGCCACGGCTGGGCTAGAGGTTGACGCTGACGGGGCGATCATCGGCCCCAGGACACCCGGACTAGCTATCGTCCACGTCCCGAATCAGTCCCCACAGAGGGCCTGGCGGAATCACGTCATCGGTCGGAATCTAGGACGGTCCGATTTGGACCAACTGCCGCCACTGATGGACGCCCTTGACGAGGCGTACTCGTCGTGGATGCGGGATATCCGACTTGGCAAGGCTCGCCTCCTCGTGCCTGAGTCGGCATTGACTGACCTCGGCCCAGGCATGGGCGCGGCGTATGACACCGATCGTGAGATCTTCACGACGCTCAATGCCCCGCCGACGTCAGTAGCCAACGCGCAAGCCATCGCTCAGGCGGAGCAGTTCGCGATCCGCTACGCCGAGCACGCAGCCACATGCCACGAGCTGCTGGCGACGATCATGCGCACGGCTGGCTATTCGCCTGCAACGTTCGGCCAGATCGACTCCACTGGCGTCGCTGTGACCGCGACGGAGATCCGCGCGCGACAGCAGCGGTCGTTCAGCACTCGTGACCGGAAGATCCGCAACGTCAAGCCAGCGCTGGCAGCGATCATCGAGAAGCTGCTGTTCATTGATCGTGCCGTGTTCAACACCCACGTCAAGCCGTCTCGGCCTGACGTGGACTTCCCCGACGGCATCACTGAGTCCCTGCTGACCCTCGCGCAGACCGCGCAAGCCCTACGCGCGGCCGAGGCGGCATCAACGCGGGTCATCGTGTCACTCGTGCACCCCGACTGGGACTCTGACCAGATCGACGCCGAGGTTAAGGCGATCGAGGTCGAGCAGGCGGCGTCCATGCCACCACCGCTGCCGGACCCGACCGACCCCGCCCTCATTTCTGGCTCAGAACCGGCAACGGGCGCACTCAGCGACGCGTAGCCTCACTTTCGTGCCCGCATCACCCGTAGACGGCGACCGCTACGCCCACCGCGTGGCCCGGATGGTCGATGACCTCGAAGCGGCACTGCTGCGCCTACTGGCCGACACGCTACGGAAAACCGCGCCCGACACTCGATCATGGGCAGCCGAGCGCCTGGCTGAACTGCAGTGGCTCAAGCAGCAGGCTCGCCGAGCGACAACAGCGACCCTCGCCGACCTGGAGCAGGCAGTACGCGACGCGATCCTGGACGCCTACAACCACGGCACCGCATCTGCACTGACCGACCTGGAGGCGGCCGGTCGCCTGCCGGTCAACATCGGCGGGCTCCCCGCGGCGGCCACTGCCTTGCGGCTCGCGTCAGAGCCATCGGCGATGATTGCCCGAGCGGTTGCGATGGTCCCAGAGATCCTGAGCGCGGCATACAGCGACGCTGTCGCCGCAGGAGCGTCGGATGTCCTCGCGGGTCGCTCGACCCGGCTGGCCGCGTCACAGCGAGTGCTCAACAACTTGCTAGCGGACGGCGTCCGTGGGTTCATGGACTCTCGTGGCCGCCGCTGGTCGCTCGACACCTACGTCGAGATGGCCGTCAGGTCAACGACCGGGCAAGCCGCTGTTGCCGGGCACGCCGCACAGCTGCAGGCTGAGGGGATCAACCTCGTGGTCGTGTCCGACTCTCCGCGAGAGTGCCCGTTATGCCGACCCTGGGAGGGCAAAGTCCTGTCCCTCACGGGACAGGTTGGGGCAGTGATCGTCCAGTCGATAACTGACGGACAGGCGCGCACCGTCACCGTGACAGGGACGCTCGCTCAAGCCAAAGCGGCCGGCTTGCAGCACCCGAACTGCGCCCACCGAATCACCGCCTATCTTCCGGGCGTGACCAAGCTCGACAAGCCCACCAGCGACCCGGCTGGGTATGCCGCGAAACAGCGTCAGCGTGAGATCGAGCGTCACGTCCGGGCGTGGAAACGCCGTGAAGCGTTAGCGCTCACCGACGAAGCGAAAGCGTCGGCTAAGGCCAGAGTCCGGGCGTGGCAGAAGGCACTACGCAATCACGTTGACGCGCACGACTTGAAGCGCTTGCCCTATCGGGAGCAGATCGGCGCGCCGGGCGTATTGCTGGCGCGCTAGGTCACTTCTTGTAGCAGCCGATTTCACGCATTCTGTCGTCTGCCGTCGCCATGTACGCCGTGGACGCTTCGCGCGCTACCTGCGTTGAGGCCCGGTCATGATTGGCGCTAGCCGTGTCGAACTCAGCCTGGATCGCCTTGCAGTCCGTCAGTGCTGCGATCCGCTGATGCACGGCAGGATCACCGGCCTTGGCGGCCGCCTTATTTCCGCACCCGCCGATGGCGACAGTGACTAGCAGCACAAGCGCTGCACTCCTTGATCTGGTCATGTCAATGACCATACGTCCCGCGCGTTGACCGCGCTCGACGAACCCACAAGAAACCCCGGCCAGGCGTCGGGAGCGAAGGAAGATAATCATGCCCGATGCCACCCAGACCGCGACCGTCGAGCAGCCCGCCGCCGCGTCCACTCCGCCGCCCGTCATGGCAGCAGAATCCGCGACCGAATCTGTGGACTGGGATGGCAAGATCGAGTCTCTGCCAGAGCCAGTGCAGAAGCTCATCAGGGAAACACGCGAAGAGGCTGGCAAGGCCCGCACGACTGCGAAAGCTGCCGCCGCGGCCGAAGCGCGCACTGCCCTCGCGCAGGAGATCGGCAAGGCCCTCGGCCTGGTCAAAGACGACGAGACCCCCGACCCGGCCAAGCTCACCGAGCAGCTGACCGCCGAGCGCGCAGATCGCCGCACTACCGCCGCAGAACTCGTCATCTGGCGGCACGCGGCCGACCTCAAGGTCGACCCGACCGCACTGACCGACTCCGTCGCTTTCCGCGACGCGATCAAGAACCTCGACCCTGGCAGCGAGACGTTTGCTGAGGACGTGAAGAAGGCCGCGACCGCGGCGGCCGAGAGTAACCCGCGGCTCAAAGCAGCGGCCCAGGCGGCCGCCGCGTCTACCGTCCAGCACGCCGGCGGGTCCGGCGAGGGATCAATCACCAAGGCGCAGTTCGACGCGATGACTGTCTCCCAGAAGACGGCCCTCTACGAGTCGGATCAGGCGACCTACAACCGCCTCCTCGGGCTCACGTAGCCCGAACCAACCCCAGGAGCCACCATGGCAATCACCGCAGCATCCAACGCCTTCAACCCCCAGGTGTGGGCCGACCTCATCCAGGCCAGCTTCCTTGGTCAGGTCCGAGTTCTCCCACACGCCCTCCAGGACGACACCCTCGTCGGAAAGCCTGGCGACACGGTCACCTTCCCTAAGTGGAACACCCTG